TTGCCTTTCGTTTAGTTGGTACTGCTGCACAAGCAGCCATTATTACTGTAAGGGGTGCATTTAGTGCATTATCTGTTGTAATTGGCACAGCAAAGAATATTGTTACGAGTTTTGCGAACCTGTTCAGGACTGCTATGCCAGGTGTTGCCACTGCCATTGTAGGTGTTACTACTGCATTTATCACTTATAAAGCGACTGTTGCATTATGTAGCACTCAAACTGCTGCATTAACTGTAAAAACCGTAGCGTTAAAAACAGCACAAGTAGCCTCTGCGATTGCAACTAGGGCTTATGCGGTAGCAATGACTGTTGTCAAAGTAGCAATTCAAGGTACTATCTTATCAATAGGCGCTTTGACTATGGGGACAACTGTCCTTAAATCATTATTCCTAGCATTGAGAAGTAGTACGATAGCTGCAGCTACTGCACAACGTGTGCTAAATGCTGTTATGAAGGCGAACCCAGTCGGAATATTAATATCTGTCATAATGACTTTAGTCGGTGTATTTGCGACTGCATCTGCTGCGTCTAATGGTTTCGGTAATACGTTAAGTTCGGTATTTTCAACTATTGTGCATACCGCTGTTTGGGGTGTGAATAAAATTATAGAAGGGCTTAACTGGTTAATTGCAAAACTTAATAGCGTAGGTGATAAAGTAGCTAAATTCTTTGGTACTACATTTACTGCTATACAACAGGTTGACACAATCAGTGCTGATGATACACAGGCATTTATTAATAAAGCAGAGAATATGGCTTCACAAGTAATGCAAGGTGTAACAGGTGGCGGTGATACAGGCCTAGACGTTGGCGGTGGTGGCGGAGATGATGGCGGTTCTGCAGGCACCGGTAAAGGTGGAAAAGGTGGCGGAGGTGGTAAAGGCCACTCCGGAAAGGATCTTGCAAAAGAGGCCAAAGAGGTCCACGAAAAAATCTTGCAATCGTTCTTGGAAATGCAAGGCAATCAAGTCGAACTAATCGAATTGCAATACAAAAAGGAACTCGATGAGCTCAATAAATCAAAGAGTGCTAACGTTAATTATCAAGAAGATTTAAAGAACCTTAACGATGTTTATGCTGATAAGCGTATCAAGGCTAAGCAAGAGGAATTTACAAAACTTCGAGCTATTGAAACTGGTATTCGTGATATGCAACAAGATTTTGCGTTTAAAACTTCAAGTAAAGATAGTACAGGCAGTGTATCTCCTGCTGTGCAGTTGGCAACAGATTATGCCAACGCCATTGATGAAGTCGAGGACCGTTATGCAGAAATGGTTGACAAGTTCATGAAAATGGACAAAATGGAGCAACAACATCATATTGATCTGTTAAAACAACGAGGTGTTGAATTCGAAATGAGTGCTGACGGACAAATCTCCTACGAGAAAATGAAAAACGAGGAGTTGTTAGCGGCACAAGACGAGTATGCAAAAAAGGCTTTGCAACAACATACTGATCTAGTTAATGAAAAGTATGCTATTGATGAGGCTATGCGTACTCAAAACTTTGAGGCACTTCAAGCTGCATTGACAGATGAGTACATTGCAGAACAACAGCACTACGACTTAAAAAAACAGCTTCTTGAGGAGTGGAAAGAAGCAGTATTCGATGCTCATTGGAATGGACAACAAGTTATGTTTGACGCTGCACAAGCCGGATTGGATAGTTTTCAAAATTCTATTTCAGGGCTTATTCAAGGTACAACAACTCTTATGCAAACATTCCAAAATCTAGGCAAAGCGATACTCAAAACTATTGCGGATAGCGTAGCACAATGGATAGCCGGACAAATTAAACAAGCCGTGTTCGGCAAAATGTTGGCAGCTCAACAGGCTGCAACTGGTACTGCTGCGGCTAACGCTCAATATCCGGCATGGGCTGCATTGGCTCAACAAGTTAGCATGGCAACAGGTGGTGCTAGTGCTATCGCTGGTATGGCTGCATGGAGTGCTAACACGGCCGCTGGTGCAGCTCAAACAGCTACACAAAGTGCGTTCTCCGGTATGTTTAACTCAGGCTCAAGTGGATTTAGTGGCAATCTATCTTTACCTAAACTGGCAAGCGGTGGTGTGGCATATGGCTCCACTTATGCTGAGATTGGCGAAGGTAAGTACAAAGAAGCTGTATTGCCTTTGAGTGAAAGTACATACGACGAAATTGGTGGCGGTATAGCTCGTGCCAATGGTGGCGGTGCTGGTAGTATTACGTTCAACGTATCTGCTATGGACGCTCAATCGTTTGGAACATGGCTCGAAAACTCCGCAGGACGTTCGCTAAGACAGTTTTTAGTTAACCAAGATAGGGAATTTATAGCAACGGAGGGGACGTGGTAGTATGGCAGATTTAATTAAATTTCCGGATATCAAATCCCTTGCGTGGAAGTCTACGAAATCTCAAAAGTGGGATACTAAGATTAAACGTACAGGGAGTGGTCGAGTGCGTACCATGACAACGTGGCAGTATCCGCAATATACAATTACTACTGAATTTGCAATATTAACTCCAGAGGAGCATAAGCAAATCATGGGGTTCTATGCAAAAGTAAAAGGCGGTACAGTTCCTTTTCTTTGGTTGGATCCAGAAGATTTTGAGGAAAAGGGCATTCGTTTAGGCAATGGAGCTCAATCTGAATGGCAAGCAGTTCGTTTGTATGGTGATTTCAGGGAACCGGTAGCACATATCGAAAACCTAAAATTATATGCTAATGGGACACCGATAAATGCCGTATCTGATAAGGGTGTAATTAGATTAGCACAAGGGGTAACAGTAGCACCGACTGCGATTATTACTGCTGACTATACATATTATTGGAAGGTAATGTTCAGCGGTGATTATACAGACGAGATTATTTATAAAGATATATTCAAGTCTAAGTCTTTTAAATTGGTAACAGTGAGGTGAGTAAATGAAGGAAGTCGGACAGATTCTAAGCAATCATTTAAGCACATCTCAATCATTTTTGTCCTGTGATTTGTACGAGTTAAAACTAAAAAGCGGTATCAGCTATTACTGGGCCGATACCGATGCAGATGTAAATTATGGGGGCCACACTTATAAAGGTGATGGCCCTATTATTACGCGTGAAAAAATAGCTACGAACAGTACTGTTAGCGTTGATAAATTAAGCGTAACCATTACTGCTAGTCAAAACGACCAAATTGGTGGTGTGCCTGTATTAGAAGTCGCTCATAATGGTGGTTTAGACGGTGCAACGCTTGATCTACGCCGTGCCTTTTTTGACGATGCCGGTAAGGTGATTGAGTGCATAGACCTATTCCATGGAATTTGTGAAGTAACACAGGGCGGTGGCTTTATATTGAAGATTAGTGCAAAGTCAGTTGTACAAAAACTTAATATCGAATATCCAAACAGAAGATATTACCCTCAATGCCCTTATAGTATTTACTCGAAAGAGTGCGGTGTCGATATTAAGGCTTATCGCAAGAAAGCAAAAGTAACGGCTGTTACTGGTACGAACACTGTACAAATCGATATACCGTTTGAGGACGGCTATTATACAGCCGGTGGTATGGAATGGATAAGCGGACCATTAGCAGGGCAAGCAACGCAAATTATGGATAGTAAAAATAGCACCATTATTTATATGAGTGCGACTAACACATCACCTCGTATTGGTGATGTAGCTTATATCTATCCAGGGTGCGATAAAACACCGACTACTTGTAAGAATAAATTCAATAATTTTAGTCGGAATAGGGCAACACCTTATGTTCCTTTAAAGGAGACGATACGATGAAATTAACAACAGGTGAACGTATAGCAAATGCTGCATGTGAATGGCTAGGCACACCATATCAAAATAACGCTATGGTGAAAGGTAAAGGGGTAGACTGCTCATATTTATTAGTGGCTGCGGTGGTTGATAGTGGCCTAATGAATATTGCGGATTTTAACATCGAAAACTATTCCAATGAATGGCATTTACATCGTTCAGAAGAAAAGTACCTAAAGTATGTCAAGCAAGTAGCAGACGAGGTGCCTTTTGATGATCTTCGTATCGGTGATTTCTTACTATACCAATATGGCCGATGCATTTCTCATGGTGCTATTTATATTGGGAACAATTTAGTAATTCATGCGTTCGTTGATTTGGGCGTTATTCTATCATCGATTGACGATGTATTATTTTATGACGCAAAAGGGAAAAGTCGCTTGCGTGCTGTATATCGTTTCAGGAAAGGTGGCAAATAATGGGCTTTTTATTCAATCGCGGTAAAAATACCACTAATCGAGCCGATATGATTGCTGATTTTCAAATCAATAGTGCTTCGTATGGTGAGGTAGTGCCGGAAGTGTTAGGCACTACACGATTAAGTGGCAATATTATTTACTACGACGATTTCACACCTCATGAACATCGCAGTACGACAAGAACTGGTAAAGGTGGCGGTTCAAAGCATACAGAAATAACCTATACCTATACTGTTGCATGTGCTATTGGCTTATGTGAGGGCCCTATCGCCGGTATAGGGAAGGTTTGGCGAGACAAGGAAATATATACCTATCCGAGCGAAAAAATTGAACTGACGGCATATAATGGCGATTACGGACAAACTCCGTGGCCTTATGTTTTGTCCAAGCACCCTGAAAAAGCATTGCCTTATAGTGGCTTGGCATATATGGCTGGGGTGGTTGATTTAGGGGAAAGAGGGAGCCTACCTCAATTTAATTTTGAAATTAGAGGGAAGCTATTAGATACTGGCGATGGTATCGATGTAAACCCTGCCGATTATATTGTGCATGTGTTAAAGTCTATCGGTATTGACGATGTAAACATAGACGGATTAGAAAACTATCGTGCCTACTGCAAAGCAGCAGATATTCTAATTAGCACACCTCCGGACAGTAAAAGCTTAAAGGCTCAAAATGTTATTAATGATATAGCTGAAATTACAAATAGCCTTGTATTTTGGAGTACAGACCGTTTGAAAATTGTACCATTAGCCGATAAGCCTATTGGCGATTGGTCGCCAGCTAATCAAATTCAATATAACTTAACAGCAGATGATCTTATTCCGGCTAGCGATGGACAACTTATTGTATATAAGCGAAAAGATAGCTCGGAAACATATAATCAGGCAACAGTTGAGTTCATTAATCGAGCAAATAGCTATGAGAAAGAAACAGTATCGTTCGAGGTGGTAGCAGATGTTCAAAAGAACGGCCTAAAACCAGCATCTAAGAAGTCCGCTCATTATCTCTATACTAAGGCAAGGGCTCAATACTACGCTGAACAGCTGGCTATGAAACGGCTATATGCAAAGAATCAATATACATTTCATCTCGACTGGGCTTTTTGCAGATTAGAACCAGGCGACCTAGTAACAATCACAGATGAGTTATGCGGATTGCGTGAGCAAATCGTAGTTATAACGTCAGTATCTGAAGCTGCAGATGGACAACTTGAAATTACAGCAGAGGGTAAACCGCCAGGAACATATGCTCCTGCAAAATATAACGTTCATGAAAACGAACGACCTTTTGTAGATTACAATCAAGAGGCGCCAAGCGTTAATGATGTGGCAATATTCCAAACAGTCGGCGACGTTGGCGGTAATCAAGTATTTATCGGCGTCAATGCGCCAAGCGGTTGGGGCGGTTGTTCCGTGTGGCTATCTGATAATGACGAGAACTATGCAAGAGTAGGTTCTATCACGCAACAGGCTCGCATGGGGCGAACTCTTACCGCATTGTCTAATACAGGCAACGGCGTAAGCGTAAAACTTAATCAAGGCAGCGTGAAAGGCGGTACGCACATCGACGCCGAACGTGCAAATACCCTATCATGGATTGACGGCGAGGCATTGAGCTATGAGGGGGCACAATTACAAACCGACGGCAGTTATAAGCTGTCTGGGCTAGTGCGTGGCCAATATGCAACCATACCAACAGACCACGCAAGCGGTGCGCGGTTCATTCGTATTGACGAGGCGCTATATCGCTATTCTTATAGAAAGGAAGATATAGGCAAAACAGTATATTTAAAATTCACCTCCATGAACCTGTTCGGCACGAATGAGCAAGGCCTTGATGAAGTGCGTGCTTATTCATATAAGATAGTACCTTACTATATCCCAGAGGTTAGCAATTTAGCGCTATATACCAAATATTACGAAATTGGTAACGGCGTATTATCCTTTGACGTAGTGGCTCAATTCGATGTACCTCGCATTAACAGCCTTGATACAGCTGAATTGTGGTATAGAGAGAAAGGCGGTACATGGAAATACGGCGGCGCTGGTGAGGGCCTTATTACTGTTAGCGGGTGCGAACTCGGCCACACCTATGATGTGAAAATTCAAGTAAAGGATACACACGGCAACACATCGCAAGGCTTGACTAAAAGTATTACAGTTGAAATGAAAAGCGAAATACCGAATGCACCGCAGGGCTTTTCTGTTTCATTCGGCGATATGGCACATTTCAATTGGCTAGAGGTTAGAAATGCCGATGTAGATTATTATGAAATCAGATTAGACCTCAACGCAGGGCAAAATGACGGGCTAATTGGACGCAGCAATAACATCACATTCAGCACATTATTAACAGGGCGCACCGCGAAAGTATATTGTATCGCTCATAATCCTGCTAAAGGGTACGGCGCACCAGCTGAATTAACATATAACATACCTACGCCAAAGCAGCCGACAAAAGTCAAAGCAACGGCCAATATCAGCGGCATAGGTGTTACGTTTGAACCGATTCCAGTCAATTGCAAGGGTGCGAATGTATACATCGATGATAATGTGTATTACATTACTACAAACGCCCTTACAATTCCTCTAGAGGCTGGTGTATATGCTGTAAAAGTAGCTTATGTTGATATGTTTGGCGAAGGTGGCAAAAGCAATGATCAACTCGTCACCGTTAAGGCCACCATTCCAAAGGAAATGCTCGACCGTGAAACGTTAGGACTGAACGATATTGACCGCCGCATAGCGGCCCTCGATAAGAACGGCAGTGGCACACTCGATTATGCTAAAGCTGTGCAAGCGATGAGTCACTCCAAACAACTCATGGTTGACCCTGTGTTTAAAAACATGTTGGAGATTGCTCCGTATACAAAAGATGGACAGCAGGTGACAATCAAAAAGCAAAGACCGTATCCTGAATACAACGACCCTACTACTGGTGGGCAATGCCTATTTGTGGCACCTGGAGACGCAAAATATACATCAATTGGGTTTGGTGGTTTTAAAATTTTACCCAACAATAAGCCTATAGAAGGTCAGCTAAATGGTACCTATATTGTCCGCATGTTGGCAAAAGCTAAGTCGGATATGACGTTACACTTGAATAACAATCATCTCGGGAAGGGCAATACGCCAACAGGTTTTTTAACCTCTAACAAAGGTACCGACAAGCCTGAGGAGTACGTATTTTATTGGAAATACGGGAATGAGTGGGATACAAAGAATACAGATGGTCACGATTGCGGGTACGTGTATTTTAAAAACAACAGTAACACCTTTAACAATCCAAATTTTATAGCCGTTATCTATAAAATTGAGGTTTATGCGGTTGATGAATACGATTCCAGTATCGACGACGTCCGTAGTTCCATCACTCAATTAAACAGTTCAATCACGACAAAAGTTGAGAATGCTACTACTGGGCTGAAATCTAAAATCACTCAATTAGAGGGTGCGATTGATTCTAAAATCAGCAACGCCACCAATAAGATGGGAACCCGCATTACCCAGCTGGATAATGCGATTAAGTCCCAAGTCATTACTGGTGATAAAGTCATGAGTGCTATTACGCAATATTCTGGTGGAACTCACATTGACGGCAAATTATTGCATATTACTGGTGACGCATTATTTGACAATAACATCATCACTAAAAGAATGATACAAGCTGGGGCGATTACTGCTGATAAAATGCAAGTTGATAATTTGGCAGCAATTAGCGCCTATCTTGGCACAGTATACGGCGGCAAAATCGTTGGCGGTACGTTGCAGAATGAAAACGGTACTTTTAAAGTTGACCCCAACGGCAACATCGTAGGTGCTAATATTACTGGCTCAAGAATTGACGCACAAAGCATATATCAAGCTGGTTTTAAATTACAAAATATGGCAACGGAAATATACCGCGTTAAGCATGGCGACTGGTGCCCTATCCCAGAGGGGTTTACCGAGGCACAATGTATTTTCGTTCCAGTTGGGTATAAGTTTACAGAATCATATACTCTCAATAACTCTTATGACAGTAGACAAGGTTCTCGTTGGGTAGGTGGTTGTGATATTTATTTTGCACATCAACAAGGACGGGACGGTCAGAGATATAGAGCGATGCTAACTCTCATATTAATGTCGGGATTAACAAAACTAGAAGAGCGGTTGTTGAATCATACAATTATAGCGAATGGGCTTCCAGTAATGATGCTGGAAATACTTACGAAAGTTATCGTTATAGATACGGCGAATTAACAATATTGTGCATTGCCAAGAAATAAAGGGGGTGGCTTATGATAAAGCATGATTTCGTGCTACACGCTGGACAAGATTTCAATATCCGATATGAGGTGCCAGAGGGTAGCGACATGAATCTCACTCGATATAAGGGCGTTTGTAAAATTAGAAAGCGTCCTAATGAGGGGATTATATTTGATTTAGCGGCAGCTGTAGAGGAGAAAAGCGTTACATTCTCGCTCGCTGGTGATGCATCAGCGGCCAAGCAGTTGCAAGCCAAAGAGTTTGTGTATGACGCTTTCATATACAACGATAGCGAGCATATTAAAATTGGTTACGGCAAAATTATACTTATTCAAGATATTTCAATGCACAACTAAAGGAGATTAAAATCATGGCAGATAATACGCTTACATTAAAGATTGATAACGAAACAGTTTTACCTTTACTCGCAAAAATAGGCAAAGACATTATTTTGCCTATCATTGAGGGTGCAGGCAAAAGTGCATATGCAATCGCAGTTGCTCATGGGTATAAAGGTACCGAGCAAGAATGGCTTGATTCCTTGCGTGGTCCGCAAGGAGCGACAGGCCCAACAGGTCCGCAAGGTATTCAAGGACCAGCAGGACCAAAAGGCCCTAAAGGTGAGGCAGGGAGTGCGGTAAAGGCGGCGGAGCTCTTGAAATCAAAAAATATATATTTAGAAAATTCGGATGTAGATACTGTAATTTCTAAATTAATCAAAAAGCTATCTGATGATGGCTACTTGCAAGATGCTAGTTTTAAACAGCTCGAATACATTCAACCACACGAAGGGCAAGAATATATTGACCTTACGGGCGAGCCTCATTTTAAAGTGGCTGTCAATGGTGGTGAAAAACGAGAGTTTGAAAGCGATAATATGCGGGTTAGTATCGAGCCGTTTGGGGCGAAGAATATTGAATTAAAATATTACGACCTTAACGATAATGAGCAACAAACTCTCATCATTCGCAGCATAATTGCCAAGCCAGATGATGCATTCACATCGACTAATGGAATTTCTTATAAGAAATTCGGTAATGAGTTAGAAATAGATGTATCAAATTATGATAGCTTAACGCCCATCAAATTCTTACCTAAATGGTCTATGAATAATATTACTAAGTTCATTTTGAAGTCTAGAAAAAAAGTTATGTTAAAACTTTCAAAAGAAAGTATTTACGATACTGCTGCAGGTACTTTCGCTTATGATATGCCGATTTCCGTTGATGATTACAATTTAATTTCATTTGAAATAGTAGAAAGCATTGAGCAAACTATCGCATTAAAAGGCAAAGGGCACTCCGAGGAAATTATTAGCTTATCCCAATCAGGTAAATATCTTGTATGGAATCAAGAGGAGCAAAAATATCAACATAGCGATACAGAAACACTTTAATAGCAATATAAGGGGAACACATGCAAGAATTAACTGATTTCATTAGCGAGGCTTGGCGGACGTTGACGGATTCGTTCGCGGTGAAAGCCTTGCTTGCCGTAATCGCCGATGTAGCGATATATATGATTGGATTAAAACATGTGCAGGTGCTAGGAATATTTATATTATTAGTATTCCTAGACCTCATTACAAAATGGGCGTCTATATCGTATCAAATGCTTATTGATATGGGGGCAAATGCTGACAATCTAACCGCATTAGACAAATATATAGCGATTCCAGCTGCATGGGGTAAGGGGTTAATATCCTCAAAGCATATGCGAAAGCCTTTCGTTACAAAAGTTTTAACGTATTGTCTAGCCACAGGCGCCGCTTGGTGCTTTGACTACATGGCTGGGCAATACGCTTTCGCCGTTAATATCGTATGGCTATATCTCGGCTCAGTAGAACTATTGAGCATACTCGAGAACATGAGAGACGGCGGAAATACTACCATATCTGGCTTGCTTGACGTGGTTCATGCAAGAGTGGATATGATACTCAAAAAATAATATAGTGTTGTTTGTGCCACGCTCGAGATATATGGGCGTGGCTTTTATATTGCAGAAACAGAGGTGCATATAATGAAAATTGGTACATATTTCGATGATTACGAATTCGCATGCAAATGCGGCCGTCATGGATACGATAGCGACGGACACCCTATTTTAGACCACATCATTGATAAGCGTTTGGTCGACGTATTGGATGCTATTCGTGAACGTATTGGGCAACCAATCGAAGTATTAAGCGGTTATCGTTGCCCTGAACATAACGCAGAAGTTGGCGGTGTTCCAAACTCTCAACACGTTGAAGGTACAGCGGCCGACATCACATATGACGGCATTGATATCGACTACCTCGCACAAGTGGCCGAGGAATGTGGTGCCGACGGCATTGGCTGTTACTATCATCAAGACTTTGTGCATGTTGATGTACGAGGGTATGCAGCACGTTGGAACGATCTTGATTAAATAGGGGGCTAGATATGTATGAGAAAATCACGAACTACATCAATGCGGTTAAATCTCAAATTACTGTTAAGCGGTTTATTGTGCTTGCTTGTGCTTTGTTGCTCATCGTTGGTGCATGCCAGCTCATCGATGGCTACCTCACCGCAAGAGGAAACTATCAGCGTGCCATTGAGCGATTGGAACAAACTCAAAACGAACTTAATCGAAGCCGACGCCTCAATCAAGAACTCAAACTTGTCATTGAACGAAGCTCAGAGCTTAACAGTCAAGCAGGCGACCGAATTACAAGAATTGAAGATTATCAACGAAGAACGGAGCAAGGAATTGGCCGAGCTCAAAACTATCAACAAGAAACAGGGCGAAGAGTTAGCGAAAGCGTCGCAAATAACAACAGAGCAAGCGAACTCATTGGACGCAGCTTACGCATCATCGAACGAGTTGAAAGCGGAACTAAAGAATAATAAACGAACAGAACAAAGGTTACGCCGCCAACGTGATACATGGGCGATTAGCAATGCTGCACTTTTCTTGGCTAGTGCTTTGCGCAGATAACATGGAGGTGATCCCATTTCTCCTTACTGCATAAAGGTGGATATGCAGACAACTTTTGATTATTAAACAAGGGCACTTACTATAAAAGTAGGTGCCCTATTTTTTTTGCAGTTTTGACATCAATTTGACATCAATTTATATTAAAATATGCTAAAATATATAATTATATATGTTATATAAAAGCTGATAGATACTGTATTCCTTGAGTTTATAAATATTTATTAAATGCCACGCCATCTTGAGGGGGTGGTGAGCGTACGCTCGTGAGGGTTCAAGTCCCTCCAACCGCACCAAATATAAGGACCTACAGTTCACTGTAGGTCCTTCTTTTATATCTGTATGAGCAGAGTTTTATGGGAGAGATATGATTAAAAAAAGTATTGCCTTATGCATGCTTTCGCTAGCATTGTCTTGTCAATCTAGTTTGGCTGTATCAGTAGAAAATCAAAGTCAGACGTCAAGTATTACAATCAAAAGTAATATAAAATCTGAAGATTCTTTAAAGTCAGAGTTTGTTGAAGTTATTCCTGGTGCTTTTAAAAGAGTTGGGATGGGTAATTCAAAAACACCAAGAAAGCTTTCAGCAGAAGAAATTGAGTTATTGAAAGCACAAAGTCAGAAACGAGCTAAACAACGATTATTAGAACTACAAAAGTCAGATATGAAGGTGGAGTATCAAATTTTTGATCTCCTTTATAATGATCGGGATGAAAAGGCACTCAAACAAATTACACGCTACAATACGTTAGAAACAAATAAGCAAGGCTATGGATATGGCAGTAGAGATAAACCATTACGTATCGTAAGTCCTTATATGAGAAAAAATGGACACGGGGAAATTAAATTAACGAACCCAGTTAATATTCCATCCTACAGAACGCGTGCAGATAAGAATAAAGCAAGTGATAAAGAATTTAAAGCCTTTCTAGAAAAGAAT